AGTTTGTTGAGTTTGTTGAGTTTGTTGAGTTTGTTGAGTTTGTTGAGTTTGTTGAGTTTGTTGAGTTTGTTGAGTTTGTTGAGTTTTTATTGATTTAGTTGGTTCTTCATATATTTTTGTTGATTTAATTGAATTAGTATCTGTTTCTACAATATTATCTTGAGTATCTAAAATATTTTCTACTATAATATCTTTTGTTTCTACTTGATTTTCTTTAGATTTAGTATTTTTGATTTTTTTCTTATTTGAATCTTCAAATATATTATTTTCTTTTGTTGATTCCTGATTAATTTCAAAATACATTATTTCATCATTATCTAGTTTATTTTCAGTTTCTTTAATATTTTCTGAATCTTCATTTTCTTGAAGATCATCAACAAATTCTTGCAATTCTTGATCATTATCATCTTGATCATTTTCAGTTTCTTCAACATTTTGAGTATATTCCATAACTTCATTTTGTTGAATATCATTATCAGATTCTTGTGATTCTTGATCAGATTCTTGATCATTATCATCATCTTGATCATTTTCTTCATTATTTTGAGTATCTTCTTGGTCTTCATTTTCTTGAATATTATTATCAGATTCTTGAGAATCTTCAACATTTTGAGTATTTTCATGATCTTCATTTTGTTGAATATCATTATCAGATTCTCCAGATTCTCCAGATTCTCCAGATTCTCCAGATTCTCCAGATTCTCCAGATTCTCCAGATTCTCCAGATTCTTCAGATTCTCCAGATTCTCCAGATTCTCCAGATTCTTCAGGTTCGTCTGAATTTTCTATTTGATCATTTGTATCATTTGTATCATTTGTATGATTTGTATCATTTGTAATATTAATTTCACCACCTACAGTGATAGTAGATAATTCATTTATAATTTTATGTAAAGGAACAAATGATCTTAAAGCATTTTTAATACATACTTTAGTTATTTTTTCAATGGAATTAATATTATTTTGTTTTTGAATAGATGTAACTTTTTTATAAAATAATATAGGATTTTTCCAAAATTCATTAGAACATAAAAGACATACTTTATATAAAAACTCAAACCATTCAGGAATATATACTTTAATTGATTTAATTGTAGAATTATTTTCAATAATCTTTATTTTAATACTTTTAGAAATAATTTCTGATAATATTTTTAACATATATTGTGGTGTAGCGTTGTCTTCTTCAATTAATTTATGAATGGTATTCATTTTAGCATCCTGTTTTTGTTTAGTCCATTTAGTTAAAAGGACTAATTCATTTTGAAATTCTTTTAATGAAGTGCAATTATTTGAAATATTAACAAAGAATCTACAAATAGGTATAGTAGAAATATCTAAAAGATGTTCTAAATATTCATTTTTGTTTTCAACCAAAACATTAAGTTTATCGGTCATAATATTATTTAATGAAAAATATAATTGATATATAAAATTATTCGCACGTAAATATATCAAATACCTTATTTTCTTTTAATTTAATTAAAGCTATCCGCAGATAAATAACATCATTCATAGAATTATGTGCATTAGGTAATGATTCAAGTTGTGAAGAATTTGCATAATTATATAATTCTAATAATTTAGGAAATTTGTTATTTTTACATACAAGATGTCTTGTTTTTCTCATAGAACAACAAAACTTCATAGTATTAATTTTATTAATAATGTCAATAAAACCGAATCTATAAAGTTCGCTTAATAAAATACAATAATCAAATTGTAAATTATGTGCTATTATACAATTACATTGAATAAGATCTTTCTTAAATATAGTACAAAAATCATTTATAGTAACACCTTCATTTTCTAATAATTCTTTTGTAATATTATGAAAATGTGAATTTTGAATAACATCTACTTCATTAATATAAAAGTTTCTTGAAACAATAATATTCAAATTATAATCTAAAATTTCATAACTAATTTGAATCATCCTTGAATTATCATATTTTACAGTATTTTTATAAGAATAATAATTGTTAGAAGAATCTTTTGGTATTAACCCAGTTGTTTCAGTATCAAATATAATATACATTAATTAATAATTATAATTAAATCATTTTTAAATACTAGGAATCCAAGTCCATTTTAATTCTTTACAAATTTTTTTAAATACTTCTTCATTTTGTGCAATTTTTTGCCTACTTTTTAATAATGGAAATAGTGCAAGATATTCTGGCATATCTAAAATTAAAAAGAATTTATGTAAAATATAAGAATATGAAATAAAATTTAATCTATTTGCGGGTGCATATTTAATAAATAATGGTTGTGTTTGCATAAACATATTAGATAAATTTTGTTCTAATTCTGGTGAAAATTGAGGTGGTGGAATACCATTAATTCTATTAATAATATATGCAGTATGTTCATAATATTTATGTGTTCTCAATTTTTTTAATATTGTTCTCATAAATTTTGGATTTAATTTAGTTGTATCTGTTATTTTCTCTTTTTTTAATTCATTAAGTATTTTTTCAAATACTTCATTTGGTATATCAGTGCTTTCTTTACCTTGTATTTGTGATATCCATTCTCTAAAATGATTAATTCTTTTGTAACTATAATGAATACCGTCTTTTTTATCATATAACATTATAGGTCTATTTTGTTCAGCTAATAGAACATCTTGATATCCACATTTTAAACATACAATTAAAGCTTCTTGAACTAAATTAGTCATTTCATTATTACAATTTATACATTTAGAATTTGTAAATTCTCCATCAAGGTGATTAATATATTTATTATCCGTTATAGCTAAATATTCATTAACTAATTTTGATTTATCTTTATATTCGCATTTATCTATATTTGAATCACAATCATCTGTTTGAATATTAAGTGCTTCAAGGATAGTATATTTTTTAGGATTTATTTTTTTAACATTAACATTTTGATTAACAATGTCATAATAATTAAATAATATTTCACCAACATTTTCATAATAATCAAGTTCATTTTGTTCATTAAGATTATCTAATTCAGTATTATAATCTTTTATTCTTTCCTTAATTTCTACATTACATAACCAAGGTATATCACTCATTGCAATTATATTCAATTCTTTTATTTGTTTTGTAATTTCTTCAATTCTTTTATTTTTAATTTCAAATTTTTTTATACTATTAATATGAATATCGTCTAATGTTGAAATCTCTTTTGTATTATCTACAACGTGTATTCTTTTCTTACTACATCTTTCTTTCATCATATTTAATTACTTTTTGCAAGTTATTTTTTTATATACTTAATTAATAAATGGGAGGTGGATTATTACAATTAGTTGCTTATGGTGCACAAGATGTTTATTTAACTGGAAATCCTCAAATTACTTTCTTTAAAGTTGTATATCGTCGTCATACCAATTTTTCATTAGAATCTATACAACAATCTATTAATGGTAATTTTGATTGGGGAAATCGTGTATCGTGTCAAATATCTCGCAATGGTGATTTAGTTCATAAAATGTATGTAGAAGTAGAATTAGAAAAATTATATGATGGAAATACTATTACTAATATTCTTACAGAAAATTTAGATCGTTATGTTAATTTTATTGGTCATCGTTTATTAAAATCAGTTGAAGTTGAAATTGGTGGTCAAAAGATTGATAAACAATATTCACATTGGATGTATATTTGGAATGAATTATCATTACCTATTGGAAAAATGGATGGTTATCAAGAAATGATTGGTGCAGATTCTGATATGACAAGTTTTAAAGATAATAAAATATATATTCCTTTAGAATTTTGGTTTTGTCGTAATATAGGTTTAGCATTACCATTAATTGCTCTTCAATATCACGAAGTAAAAATAAATATTGAAATAGAATCTTTTGATAATTGCACTTATAATGGAACTGCGTATGTTAAAAATTCAACTGGAACAGTTAATAGAAAATCAATTAAGAATGCAACCATTTGGTGTGATTATGTATTTTTAGATACAGATGAACGTAAAAGATTTGCTCAATTATCACACGAATATTTAATAGAACAAGTGCAAATGAACGAAAATACAGTTAGTGGAACAAATGAACAAAGTATATCTTTAGTTATGAATCACCCTGTAAAAGAAATTATATGGACTATTAATGATACTGAAAAAGCAACTTTAGAAAATCAATGGTATAATTATACAGATTCTGAAATATTTGCAGATTCTAACAATGAAGCAATCGAACGATTTGGCGACGATTCAAATCAAAAACTTCAAAATACTTTATTTGGTATAGATCCAGATGGCAACAATTCAATTACTTCAGCTAATTTACAATTAAATGGAAATGATCGTTTTGCTAAAAGGAATGGAGATTATTTTTCATTGGTCCAACCATATCAACATCACACAAATATACCAAGTAATGCGGGTATTAATGTATATTCATTTGCATTAAAACCGGAAGAACATCAACCATCAGGAACATTAAATATGTCGAGAATAGATACTGCAAGACTTGTAGTAAAACCTAAAAGAGGAGGAACAATAAGGGTATGGGGTGTTAATTATAATGTTTTACGTATTTTAAGTGGTATGGGTGGATTGGCGTATTCTAATTAAATTAAAAATTATCTGGTAGTTTTTGTAAATCTGTAACAAAATTAAAGTAATGTTGAATAGGTTCAACTTTTTTTGTATAATATAGTATGATATAATAAATAAAAAACATTGAATAACCAAATACAAGATCAATAGGATTAAAAACGTGTTTCAATGTTAAAATTGGTATTATTTTTGGAAAAATAACTCCAATTAAAATAAAATATAATATTTTTTTTGTAGATATGTTAAGATTGATCATATACCATATTAACCAAGATACAAATGTTGAAATTAAATAGAAACTAATAATAGGATTAAAAGGTATAATATTTAACATATATAGGAAATACCATAATAAGACATAAAATGAAAAATATTCAGTAATTTTAAACATAATTATTATAATTTAAGAATATAAATTATTTAACAAATATTTTTTATCTTATCTAATAATAAAGATAAAATGGGTGGAGGTCTTCTTCAACTTGTAGCTTATGGTGCCCAAGATGTCTATCTTACTGGCAACCCTCAAATAACTTTCTTCAAAGTAGTTTATCGTCGTCATACTAACTTCTCTATTGAGTCAATTCAACAAACCTTTAATGGAAATGCTAACTTAGGTCAGCGTGTAACTTGCCAAATCTCCCGTAATGGTGATTTAGTTCATAAGTTATACTTACAAGCAACACTTACTACTACAGCAGATGCAGGCACATTAAATCAATATGCTGGTTTTAAATTAATCAATCAAGTTGAAGTTGAAATTGGTGGTCAAATGATTGATCGTCAATATGGTGAATGGATGCATATCTGGAATGAACTTACCCTTCCTGAAGGAAAAAGGACAGGGTTTAATACAATGATTAGTAAAGATACTGTTTCTCCTACTGGAGGAACTGATGATATTAGAACTGTATATGTTCCTCTTGAGTTTTGGTTCTGCCGTAATATTGGTTTAGCCCTTCCTCTAATTGCTTTACAATATCACGAAGTTAAAATCAATCTTACATTAGGATCATCGTTAGGAACTGAGGTTTCTTTATCAAATGTAGAATTATGGGCTGACTATATCTTCTTAGATACTGACGAACGTCGTCGTTTTGCTCAATTATCTCACGAATATCTAATTGAACAAGTTCAGTTTACCGGTGGTGAATCAATTGCAGCAGGTGGTGGAACTGATGTAACAACAAAATCCAAACTTTCATTCAATCATCCTGTTAAAGAATTAGTATGGGTTAACAAACCTACTAGTGCCACTACATCTGCATTATGGAATGGGTATCAATCAACAACTGATTTCCAACTTCAACTTAACGGTAACGATCGTTTTGCTAAGCGTGATGCTAAATATTTTACACACGTCCAACCTTATCAACATCACGAAAATATTCCCGATGGAAAACATATTCACGTATATTCTTTTGCATTAAAACCAGAAGAACATCAACCATCTGGAACTCTTAATATGTCTCGTATTGATACAGCAACTGCTATTGTTGGAACCGCTGGAGATGGTACTGATGCTTCAACTCCAGGAACTCTCAATA